GCCTAGGAACACCAGCGCAAAGATAGTGCCTTAATCCGTTGATCGTTACTCTTGTATCGGACACAATTTACGTGTCAATTCCTAAATATATTAGAACGAACTTGACATTACGGGACCATCATCCTCGTCATCTTCATCCTCTTCATCACCACCTATGAAGAACTCCGATTTTTGATACTGATATTCACGATTCCGCTGATCCAATTCACCCATTAAGCACAGGGCGGCTGAGAATCCTTCGATCGTTATCTCAGCGCAATCTTCAGGTGAACGTGCGTTACCATTGTAATCTACGCACTCAGTGAGCAGCTGCTGCCCCACAAGCAATGCAGTGATTTTGTCGAGCTGACGGTTCTGTTCTTTTTGAAGTTCGATCAGTTGATCTAGTCGTCGAAACAACCGCTTACTCATAGCTTGAGGTCCTGTGGGCGGTGCCAATTTACTTCGAAATCGATAGTTGTATTGACTTGAGCTGCTCCTGGTTTTTGGAATACGAACCACGCAGAAGTCACAGGATCTTTTGAATTAGTACCATCAGCACGGAATGATGGTCTTGGGCTCAAGATCTTAATGTTTGTGAGGGATGCGTCCTGTAGGAAATCTTCGCGTGCCCGCGTGGGCTCAAGAAAGGTGAGCCTATCCAGAACGCACACACCTTTTCTAGCTGCTTGGAGACCACATTCTGTTATCCATTTTGTGTAGTCTCTCATTCCTTGAGTTATGGCCACAACCCAGTCGACTTTCCCTTTCTGCTGCGACCACCAATCTAGATCCACGAGGTTTTCCTCGCAGCTGTTCGAGACGATGTCGCTTACATTTGCCTTTCTAACCTGTTTTTCTAGAGTTCCTTCAGGGTCGTACGGTAGGAGGATCACGCCATCCACTAGACCTGCATTACGGATAGGATCGAAGATGTAGCGAGGTACGCGGTAAAAATTTGTCATGTCTGAGCAGTTGATAGACAAGCTGCGCTCTCACTTGACGCTTGAGCAGCAGTTCACCCACCGCGCCTTTTTGGACGGTATGAGCAAGCTTAGCCCTAAAGAAGCCCGCGAGATACTAGAAGTCGTGTACGCGAACTACTTGATACGAGCAAAACTGTTAGAGAATATCATAAAGTACTGCGTTGCTTACGGTGTGCACCTACCGTCTTTTGGTGATTTGCTTGAGCTGTAGCCATAAAAAAGGAGCGCTCGTAGGGCGCCCCTCAGTGTGAACAATCCGAGTAGAGCTTACATCAGAAATCCAGACCAGCAGCCTTGAGGGCTGCTTTCTGCTCATCCGTAAGATCTTTTTTAGGAGCGGCTTTTTTAGCGGTTGGCGGTTCCTCAGCTTCAGGCTTCGATCCAGGAGTTCCAGCACCGGCAGGAAGCGCGGCTAGACCAGCGGGTGCTCCGCCCTCTAAGCGCTTCGGGTTAGCTTCCATGAAAGCTTCTTTAATCGCCGTGTGATCTTCTCCCAGAGGTAGCTCAACCAAATGAGCGCCGGAGATAGTACTGCGTAAAGCAGATGCCACCATATCTCCTGAACCAGAGTCGAGCCAATTACTGATGTCTTCGATGAGCTTTTGCTCTTCATCCGTTTGCGCGGGACGATCTCTGAACTCTAGGACGTTGTAATTGATCTTGGCTCCGTCAGCTCCTGTCACCGGATCTCGTTCGTTGAAAGACTTTTGAACGAACTTAGTTTCGGTGATGACTTCACCTACATTTATACGGTTATTATAGAGCGTCTGGAAGTACGAGATGAAGTTCCTCTGAGACGACTTACCACTGATGATGCTAGTGCACACACAGCGAGGTGGAAGCAGACGATGATTAGGTGAAACACCAATGTAAGCGATACGAATAAACTCCTCATGCGCCCGCATACCGAGATTGCCGAAGTACGGCGTGAAGCCGAGTAGGACAAACGAAATCGGTATCCCATTACCGTTACTGTCGACGATCGCCGCTTCGCTGTCAGTATCGGATTTCCAATAGCGGCTTTGAAGATCGATTCGAAGTGTGTGGGGCGGGACTTGGCAGAGAATTTCATCAGCCGAAAATTTGCCAGCAATAAAAACCATGGTCGTTAATTAAAGAGAGAAGTCCAGTGAACCGAGAGCAGCCGTGGACACCTTGCCTTTATCGGGGTCGGCAGCCTTAGCAGGAGCAGCTTTCTTGCTGCGAGGCAGATAGAGAATTTTCTCTACACCGTAATTAAGATACTTACGATCTTCTTTTTCGCTAGTGCTCACACGCCCAACAGCGATGGTTGGCGTGCCTGGGGCCAGCTCAGCAAGTTGAGTTGAGAGAGCATCCCATGCGGTGAGCTTGAACCAGGAGGTTTCACCTTTTTCGTCTTGCCACGCAAGCGAACGATTAGTAACCGTGTTGTCTCCCAGCTGGGTTTCTTCGGTAACTGGACCGAGCCCACCTGTGGAAACAAACAGGTTGACCGCGAGGAGATCATCCCAGTTCTCGTTTGTTACAACGAGGATCGGCTGCATCTGAAGCACACCATCTGGTGTCGTCTTCGTCGGACCGATAGCGAAGATGGTTTGCTTTTCTTCGAGAGTCTTTAGGATTTTGCCGTTGTAGTGATCCTCTTTCATAGAGAGCTGAACCTTCGTGGCGACCCGACGGTCGCTTGAAGGAAGAGACTCAGCTAAGACGTGTACGACTTTGTTTTCGTCAGTGTCTGCTGCGTCAGTGATCCGCAGCCCGAGCATGAAGATGTTCACGGTTTAACGTTCGGTAAATCGTTGAGCGGTGTACGTTGAGTGCCTTGGCTATCTCCTTAACAGGGACGCCTCGGCTGGAGAATGCTAGTACCAAATTTGTGTCCGCGTCACCAAGTTTTGATGCCTTCATCTTCTTGTAAGAGTTGTGGTACGGATTGATACAGAGTCGGTTGCCGCAGGACGGTTTCACGCAACCTTCCTTGTTTATCTCAAGATAATCTAGTATCAAGGGACGTACGTAGTATCTGCATCCCAGCGTGTATATCACTGGAGAGTTGTTACAGAAAGATGCTTCCCAGATGTCACAGGTTCCATGGTCGAAATCACTCATCGCAAGACGTTTAAACAAACAAGAGAGGGGGCTGTCTTTTATCTCTTTATAAGAAAGTAAGAATGTATTTACCTGGAGAGCTCTTGCGATGTCTGAGGCTTGCGCCTGCGCGTGGTTAGAATCTAATGCGTATAAAGCCAGTTCTAAGTTCTTGGTATCACGTTGTAGCTTTAGGCAGTAGTTAGTAAACGTCATTTGGCTGGAATTCAGCTGCTTCGATGATACGTTGTCGATCCTCTTCATTTGCAGCAAAAATGGGGTATAGGCCAAGCCATACCCCAAACCGAGTGCAAAGAAGTCTCTTGATAAATTTCATCTGTAACGGGCGGTTACTAAGTAAGCCTAGCCCGTATGTCAGATTTGTCCTATTAGAGACCGAGGAAAGCCGCAGCACCACCGCCCACCATTGGCGAGCGAGCCGCAATAGCCCTCATTTGTTCTTTGGATACTCCTTGCGCTTGTAGTGCTTCAACATCTTTCATACCAAAACCTGCGCCACCGGCAGATCCTGGATCGTACGATTGAGCCACAGACTCTGTGCGCTGCGCTTGCGACGGGGTGTATCCAAGTGCTTGAGCTGCTCCACCCCCCACCATCGGAGCATTAGCAGCAAGTTTTTTAAGTGTTTCATCACCAACGCCCTGCGCACGAAGTGCTTCGACGTCTTTCATACCAAAACCAGCTTGACCGTATTGCGAGTAATCAAATACGCCAGGCGTGGTACTCACGTAACCTTGGATACCGAGTGCTTGCTGTGCACCAGGTCCAATGTTATAAAGATTATTTCGCTGACTCTCGACCCAATTTTTGATGCTATCCATTGAGTAGCCGGCATCGAGAGCTGCTGTTAGATCCTTCAGGCCGAATCCTTGCTGCCCGATCTCGCTCACACCAGCAGTTCCAACGTAACCGTAGAAGTCCTTAGGTTTGGGAGGTTTGGGCGCTTCTTTTTCTTGTTCCGGCACATTAATATTGATGGCAGGCGCCGAAACTGCACCTTGTAGTTCAGGTGCAAGTTTAAATTCAGCTGTGCGGGCTGGCTCAGACGGCTGCCTGAATGTTGTAGTACTCGGACTACGTCCTTTTAATTGGGATGTAATTTTTAGGCTCGGGACTAAACCTTCAAAGCCTGGAGTCTCCGTATCCTCCTCATCATCAAATAAACCAGCCAAATCTAAACCGAACTTTTGACCGGCTTTACGCAGGCCCGCATATTTACCTGTGTCTGGCGAAGAGACAGTCATGTTAAAAGCCGACGAGCGTGACTACACCTTGTGACTACTATAAAACAGAAAGCAAGTCGTCGTCACGCTAATCCCAAGGTTTTGAGAACTTCTGGGCTAACTGAAGTTGTTTGACCTGTAGGTTCTGTTGCAAATGGAGATTGATCAACATTATCTTTTTTTCTTGTCTCTGTAGTTGAACTTCTCTTCGGCTGCTCGAAAGTTTTAAATCCTGTGAATAAAGGAGCTGCTTTTTTCTCGTTAGAAGCTTCAAGCGTTTTAAATCCCGCAAAAGGTGTTACTGCTTGAAACCCTCCATAAGATCGCGCTGGACCTAGTTCAGGCTGCCCCGTGGTTATTTGAGAGACACGACTAATCGTTTTTAACTCTGGGAAATATTTGAGCAAGTTAGCTCCGCGTTCTTCCTGCGGCGACGTCAAAGGCACCCCAAAAAAATCACCCGCGAACCGTGTGGCCATCTTTACGTAACTCCTTAAGACTATTCTACTTATTTTCTATAAAGAACCTTTTAAGGTCAAAGCCCGGACCTACAGTTCCCTTTAAGACGCGCATAGTCATCTTTGCTTTTTCATGGCACGTAAAATACATAGCTTTGTCTTTGTTTGGTGTATAGCTTACTAAGTTGCGTCTTTCTTTATCTAGACACTCGCTGACGTACATCGAGTCCTTTATTATTACCCACACCTCTTGGAAACGCAGCAGCGGCATTGCCTTGGTCTCGTCGAGGGTGTACAATCTCGACCTCAAGGCTACCTTTTTTACGGTTTTCTTGACTACACATTTTTTAATTTCTTCTGTGTTTTTTTTGGTTTCTTTACATTCCTGAGCGGCCGGCTTTTCCAGCAGTCTTTTCAAGCTACGAGCCTTATTAGCTGCCTCTAACGCACTGGAATACACATCAACTGTGAAGCACACTCCACTGCTCAGTCTTACGCAACCTACATAACCTTTCTCTGTCTTAGCTGTAAATACTTCTTTTTCTTTAACAAGATCAAGATTTAGGATCTCAACCGCTGCTGAAGACTTTTTCTTCGGAGAGACTGCAGCTGCATCTTCTTTTTTAATCTGCGCCGCCACGTGGATTACCAGACGACCTTGCTCGTGCTCTGTCGTTGATTTATATCCGTCCCAGAGGACTGAAGCGTAGTGCCTTCGGTCGCCACGCTTGTTGGTTTTAACAAAGACTTCCTTGACGGTACCTAAGCGTGTGCCATTGATGTACCCAGCTACTTGGTCCTTGATTTTTTGATCGGCGAACGGGCTAACACAAGTTATGTTCTTGATGTTCTCCGTGACACGATCGCCGACTTTGAACTTGCTCGGAGGGAGCGGACGGACTCGTTTAGTGGTGTTGCTCATTTTTCTGCCCAGGTGTCTCCGTAACTAGCGTCTGCTTTAGCAGGTACTTCTTTCAAAATGGTCTCAGCTGCTTCTTTCATACAGCGTTCTAATACTTCCTTAAAGTACTCAACCTTACCATCAACAGCTTCGAGCACAATTTCATCATGCACACAGGCAACTAGGTGAGCTTCATCCCCTAGGTAAGGATTCAGCTTTGCTAAGGACAGCTTAAGAATATCAGCCCCAGCCCCTTGTATCAGTGTGTTGGCACAAGCAGTCATGGTCGCGTCATCGTACGAAAGCAGACGGCGCCTTCCTAAAGGAGTACGTACGTAGGTCCAGCCGTCTTCAACTAAAGCTGCACGTTCACGGTGCCACTGCCGAAGACGCGGATACGCAGTATGGAAAGCCGTGTGAGCGACCTTAGCTTCGGATAGTGAAATGATTTTTCCGCTTTGAGCTGCGTAGGTTTTGTACTTCCTGTACCCCATGCCGTACAAGAGAGCGAAGTTAAGCGTCTTACCTTCCTGGCGCTGACTCTTTTGAACTTCCTTAAGCGGCACCTTATAGATCAGGCTTGCCGTCACCGTGTGTAGGTCGTGCCCATCCTTAAAGGCTTGGATCATCTGAGGAATTCCGATCAGCTCAGCACCTAGGCGCAACTCGATTTGACTGAAGTCGCAAATGATCAACTGATAGCCAGGCGTGGCGACGAAGCATTCGCGAAACTCCTTGTCCCTGGGGATCTGCTGAGCGTTGATCGCGAACTGGTTTTTAACTTTCTTGGCAGCTGTCTTCTTGGCGCCACTTGACGTGAAGCGACCTGAGTTGGCGCCGTACTGGTTGTAACCCGAGTGGATGCGATGAGTTATCGGGTTGACATTAGCGATCAGCTTCTCAGCGTGCTCTAACTGAGTTTCTATCTTTGTCCGCTTTCGGTAGAGATTGAGCAGAGGGTCGTCGCTATCGAACTCTGCGAGTGAGATCTGATTAAGTGTTGTCTTTCCTGTAGAAGGGTTTGTTGGTAGAGCAACGCCAAGTGCTTCGAACAGTTTCTTGCACTGCGTTCCGGATCCAGGGTTGAACTCCTTTCGGAGGTTCTTGCCGATTGCCAGAGACCCATCGACGTTCCGTGGGAGCTTGAGGTCAGATGGTAAAGCTTCGTCGAGCTTAGTGCAGAATTCTAATGTGACTTCTTCTAGCTTCAGCTCTATGGCACCCTTTAATGCTATTAGTTTGTTAACATCGACGTTAAAGCCCCTATGGCACATTCTTGCTACGGGGCGCACGCACTTGGACTCAAGTGAGTACACGTCAAGTAGAGCTTCATCCAGTAACTCTTTAAGCTGATCTGCTGCAATTTTGGGCAGAAGGTCGACGTCTTTCGCTGCGTACTCGATCTGCTCTATATCAAGATCTTGCTTGCTCCAATCAGATACCTGCTGTTCTTTGCTTATGTCGAGGTCGAGTCGCCGACTCACTACAGCTTTTAATGAACAACTGACGTCATCGAAGTAAGGCTTCTGAAGTTTGGGCGAGATTTTCTTCTCCTTGAAACCAGCGCGTAAGCAGCGCTCCGCTACATAGGTGTCAAAGATCTTGCCTTTGTAATCAATACCTAAGGACAGAAGAAACTGAAGGTCAAAGTTCAGGTTGTGACCTAGAAGCATCTCGCGACTTTCGATCAGCTCCTTTAGTCCCGATATGTTATTTATCTTGAATAAGTCCAAGACGTATATAGTCCTATCCTTTATCTTCTCGTCAGTAGTACAAAGCTGAATGAGGCGGGGTTTTGCGACATGTGAATCCAACCCCGTGGTCTCTAAATCAAGGCAGAGCTTTGGTATTTGAATTAGTTCTCCGAGCGCTTGTTGAAATTTGTTGTCGTCAGTTACGTAGAAGATTTTCATGAAAGTAAAAAAGGGGCATCCTAATGACGCCCCATCTGATCAGTGGTTCGCCGCTCAGGCAGCGTAGGACCTTTTTTCGCGAATGCGGCTGCTCCAGCGGTGACTGATGAAATCAAACACGTCACCCCAGGAGTTTGCCACCTTTTGCCCCATAGCCGTGGGTGATACAGCGTAGACCACGCGGCGGAGCTGCTGGCTGTTTTCATCGAGCTCTTTATCTTTGCTGCCGAACTCGATGATTTCCTTCAGCTCGATCAGGTTCCACTCCTTCAGCAGCTGAGCCCCATCACGCACTGCTGTGTACACAGGCGACGCGTGGTAAGCCGCGCTACGAGGGACGTTGGGACCTTGGTTCAGGGTGCGGTAGTTACCCTCGCCGTCTTTGCAGAAGCCCATAAAGCACTGAGAGTCGGGGCTCACTGAGCCGCGATAGGCCATTGCATTGACGCAGTTAGTAGCGATCTGGCGGAGGGTCCGGCTTTGACCACT